CATTGCGCTGCCTGAGTGACGATCTTTATTATCTTGTTCTTGTAAGGCGCTCAAAGACTCTTGAAAAGCATTAGCCCATAACTGAACGCGCTGATCGTTCATCAGGAATGGTTCTGCCTCTAACAATGCTCCGTATAAATATACATCTGGATTATTTGTCAACATCTGCTCTGTAGTATTAGAAGACGAAAGAGCATCAATCTTCTTGTAAAACATTATAGAATAATCATAAGCCCCAGCCGGAGATGGGCCTAACTTAACTTTTTTAATTGGAGTTCCACTGGCATTATCAGAGAAAATTGTATAGGCTTCCGGTATGCCGAGTTCGCTACCAGCCCACATCCTATTCATATTTTCTGGCGTTATGTATGACAGGGGAGTTATCGGGTCTGTTCTCAAGTGAAAATCTACCATCTGAAGGTAACCAGAAGGAAGAGAATAATCTCTTGTTCCCGCCACTAATGTAGTAGCCCCTCCTAACGTAGTCTGATCTACATTAAGCATTATCGCCAGTCGGAGAGTCCGGTTCATCCGGGCTTCCGCTAACGCAATAAACTCTGGTATCCGATCTGTTAAATCAGATCGGTCTAACCAGTTTGCCACCGCAGTCTGGAGGGTGGCATACGTGTTAATCGCCATTATCTGGTGAGTTCTGTGATGTACACTACGGAGTCGCTTGATCCGGCTCTTAGCCCTGAAATTCTATCACCGGGGCTAACACGAACATAATGAGGCCAATCTTTTATAAAATAACCACATGAACCAGCAGTAGCCGCACCACCATGTTTATCAATTTTAATAAATACAGGCTCACTCGCATTAATTATAATAGCGTAACATTGTGATGAGATAGCATCACTCGACGTTACTGAGGTTGACAGCGCTGTAAACGTATAGTTAAAATTATTTAGTCTGTATAAATCCATCTTTGTTTCCTCTACAGTTTTGTGGGGGCTGTCTTAAAGTATTTATTATCTGGATCGTTGATATACTTAGCCAGCAGTTTTGGGTCTTTATCTATCGCCCCGTTAGTTTCTTTCTTCCATTGTTCATAAACGGTCAAAGGTATGGAAGCAACCTTATGCCATTCACCCCTCTTACCAAGAGATAGATGATCTCCATAGCCGTTATATTCAATCTTGTTCTGTTCTAAGATTGGTTCTGCATCCTGATGGGTCGTTATAGTGACTGTATTATCCGGCTCATCAACCCACTCAGTATGCCTATAAGGCATCACATCAAATAATTTTCTATTAGCCAACTAAAAACCCCCTACCACCTATTTTTTGACCGGAGTTACCGGCAAAGTCAGAAAGGTGTTCTTTCGTTGTTTTTCTCGGAGCCTCTTTCTTTTTAGATTCTTTAGAGGCTGCTTTACTCTCAAACTTCTTCGCTATGTCTTTAAGTTCGTTTCTCGGAACCATAATGTAAATACCCACTTTTCTCCTTCGTGTGGCGGCATACCTTGATGCAGGGATAAATCATTCGGTTGCATATCTTTATCCACATTCTCAAATAAGAGCAATCTCCCGCCAACAGAACCAAATATCATATTCAGTTTGGGGAAGGCTGTTCCTCCGCCTACAGCATTGTTTAAGTAAACTATACCCGTTAGTATTCTCTGACCGCCATCTTCAAGGTATTCTTCTCCAAGCGTATCATAATGGGGCTTATATTCTTGATCGCCTGTATACTTCAAGACATTCATTTTTTCGGCTCTTTCCAATGGGATTCCCGCTATAGTGGAAACCCTTTCGCATACTTCCGGGAAATCGCTGTGGGGGAAAAACCCTCCACTAGATGTCCTAACTGTATCGTGCTCATGGCCTCCCTCAGAGGCAACGGTACTTCTATCTAATTTGTTTTTAGTGTGATCTATAATTGCTTCACATTCTTCCGGTGAGGCAACCCCATCCACAACCACAATGGTGGGGGTCTGAGCATACGCAAACATATGTTATTAAGAACTCCTTACGTAATGTAAAAATACTTGAGCCAATCGCTGACCTTCAAACTTGTCTCTCCAGTGAGGATTTTCAATACCCTTGTAAATTAACCCATCACCCTCATCCAGCAATACCTTATAAATTTGATCTGTTTCCAAACATAAAGGCCATATCTCATCATTATTCTCTCGTTTCAAAGTTATTGAAACACTGTATTCACAGGCTTCTCTATCCGTGTGCCTATATAATACGTCACCTTTTTTATAAACTCTAAGATATGAATAAGTCGGTTCTAAATCTACTCCAGTGTGTTCCTTCATATCGTAAAGGAAATAATGTAGCAAAGTCAGAATAGCCGGATCATCATATAACGCCGGAGTATTTGGAACTTGCTCATCCGGTTTTGCGTCTGGAGAATTACCCCTATCGTAAGCATAGTATCCAAGGAAGTCTAATAAATCCCCCTTTAACATACCCCTTACTATTTTAAAATTAGTAGGCCCAAGAGACATAACTATATCTACTTCCCTTGGTTACAGGCTCAACCCTATGGGGATATACAAAATTAGAAGGGAAGATAATCAAGTCTCCAGACTCAAACTCTATAACCTTATCACCCCACATTACAAACTCGCCACCTTCAAAGTCTTCGTTCAACTGACCAACAACGGAAAGCATTGGAATACCTTTAATTTTACCGTCGAACAAAGAACTTATGTGGTCGCAATGTTCAGCCATTTGATGTCCTTCGTTATAACGTAGGAACTTTATAATGGAATAACCATTCCAACCATCAAACCACTTATACTGAAAACTCCTTACATAATCTGTCAGAGTGTGCTGAAGTTTTCTAATGATGACATTGTTTATCTTTGCTTGCTCTTCCTTCCATCCGGGGCCAGTATGCCCTAAAAACTCAGGCTCTGCGCTCCCAGAAGGAGAAGACTTAACTTCCCTCTGCCATCCAAATCCATGCTCTGGATCATTTGTTTCATACCCAGTAAAGTCGTGAGTTTCCCACTTACTTTTCTCTAAGACTTCTAAAGTAGACTTACAAAAGTCTTTGTCTAGGAATTCTTTTTTATGAAATAAATAATCTTCTATGTTATTTAGCATAAGCAAGTGGGGGCCGTTAAGCCCCCACCCTTACAACTTAAACGTCAGCTAAGAAACCACTTGATTTTTGGTTCTTAGACATCAAGCCATATTCTGAAAGTAGCATTTGTTTAACGCTATCTCCAGTTTTGGCGAGATTTTCCGTGCGGAAAGGACGTAGATAAGCAATAGCCCAGAAATCGAAGTCAATAAACCAACAATCTCTTGCGCGTTGAAAACGATCTGGAATTATTTTAAAAGTTCCAAAGTCGCTGACATACACGTCAACTGATGCTACTACACTTGCAGGAGCCGCTTTATTAGCGTCCGTTCGCAGACTTGATACAGTCTGTGAAAGTGCGGAAATGACCTGTTTGTTCGATGAACCAACAAGAATCGTATCCGGCGAACCGCCATTGTCAAAGCACTCCTTGATAACAGTCTTCATACCGGCTTCCGTCAGCGTACCCGTAGAGGTCGCATCAGAAGCAGTATCAGTGCCATTACCTGAAGAAGCGGAACCCAATCCCGGTGGGGAAGGTGCGCCGCCTAGTGAGTGATAATTACTCGCAATCCATGCGGGTAATCCAGCCGTAACCCTTGCAGTGCCAGCCGCGCCGACATTACGTGCTACGTTATCCATTAACATTTTTTCCATGTCGCGCTTCATTTCTTTAGCACGCTTGGCCAACTGATACGCTTGGGATGATTTTCTACCAGCAAAATCGACCGATTCCGCCGTACCTGAAGTCTGAACCGCTTTAACGCTAATTTGAGTGTAGTTACCAACGCGAGTTGGCTCTGCTTTGGCTATTGATGTTGGATCGTCGCCTTCAAGCGAACGATTCGCTGCCGCAGCAGTTAAATCATCAGTTTGCCACTCAAAGAAAGTGTTATCAGCAGTCTCTCGACCACAACCACTTAGGAAGGGTGTTTCAGTTGGGGAAATGTTATAGATGATATTACTAAGGTCTTCTCTGATGCCTATAGCACCATAGACCGTTCTAGTATTTGTAGGAACTGCCATCTATAGTTCTCCCTTATTATAGTTCTACGAAATCCTCAAAGAGTACAGACGCATCTTTTACATGGCCTGACTCCCGAAGACGTTTCATTTGCAAATTACGTTTACCCTTGTCTGTAGCAGATTTGGTTCTTGGAGAACCTGCGCGAATAACCCTTGGCTTATTTTTTACCTTTTTGTTTACAACTGAAGGTGAAGAAGCCTTATCGTACTTCATGGCCTTGTAAATGGTCATCAAAGAACGATGGTCGATTAAGGAGCCAATCTCTTCCTCGGTGTATCCTTGAGAAAGAGCATATGCCTTAATATCTCCGCTTAGTTTCTGTCGTGTATCCTGCTCCGACCATTCAGGAAGAGCTTCTACCAATTTTCCATGCTCTTCTTGAAGAACACGGTGATGATTTCTCTGCGATTCCTGTTGATAGGCTTGCTGGGCTTGTTGCTGTTGAAATTGAGCTTGCCTTACCTTATCCTGCATCTCTCTGTACTCATCCCTTTTAGTTATATACTCAAGCGGATTGTCGTTTTTGAGAGTATCCCAGTCTACGGTAGCAAACTGATCCAAACTGCCCATAGAGTTTTCAATCACGTTTTGCAAAGCATTAACGTATTGCTGTCGTTCTGCCTGAATCTGTTGGATTTCAGCACCCCATTGAACTTGGTTTGCTTCCATCGACCTTCGTTGTTCTGACAGTTCTTGTGTTTTTCGAGTATAATCTGACTGACGAGAATAACCTTTCACCAGTTCGTCGAGTGGTATTTGATGTTCTTCGCCGTTTATATTTACGGCGTACAACAAATCATCTCCTTCTAGCTCTCGTTCATCAGTGTCGTCATCGGATTCCTCCTCTTCGGATTCTTCCTCTTCAGACTCCTCTTCCAATGATTCGTCTTGAGTTTCCTCGGTAGACTCTTCCTCTTCTGTAGGTTGTGCTTCCTCTTCCTGTGGTTTCTCCTCTTCAGGTTCCATTAGTCCGAGTAATGCTTCTTGAGCCTCCCGTACACTACCGGGTAGCTCTGGTAACGGCTCTGCCGTTGGTTGCGGGGCTGGTTGCGTATCCGCCATAATAAATTCCTCTTAGATGAATGGGTGTTGCTTGTCTAAAATGTCATTCATGCGCCCAGTTTCAACTATGGACGATATATGTGCATGAATTCTATCAAGCAGTCTCATTGCAAGCCAGATTGATTCTCTGGCCTCAACTTCTGGTGAACCACTGGATTCCCAACGGTTCATTAAATCTTTTCTTAGTACGTCAAATGCCTCATTAAATAAATCATCGTTTAGTAGGCTTTTAGCTCTTCCTACCCGTTCTTCTTCGTTCATGTCTCCCCTATAGCTACGGCCCTATTCTGTTCTCTTTCAAGGTTTAACTCTTCCTGCTTCAACTTGGAGTCTACCGCTAACTTCTGGTATTCCTGTTGAATCTTCTGAGCCTTGATTTGAACTTCAGCAGCCTTTATTTCTAATTCCTGTTTCTTAACTTGCGCCTCCATCAGTTTGGCCTGTTGTTCTGGAGATGGGCCTTCCTGTTGGGGCGGAACTTGTGAAGGATCAGTTAAGAAGTCATTCACGTTCTGGAAGCCCATTGCCTTCACCAATGAAGCTCCCAAATTGTACATATTCTGTTCGGTTACTATCCTTAGACCACCCTTCATCGCTTCCCCGGCAAACGAAAGCATCTGAGAGAGGTGCATCATCTGTTGGTCTTTGTTCCCTTGTCCTAGAGCCACAGACACAGTACAATCAAACTTATCATTCCATACATCAGGACGTACCGGAACCCACTCATTACGGAGCATAACCACTCTCTGCTTATCTTGGTTCTTGTGGAGTAGTTCATATATCGTAATCATCAAGTCCTTTACGCCAGTCTCTGCAAAGTTTCTGGCAATGAGTTCTACACGACTTTGGGCAGCCGACATAACTGCATTAACAGCCGTAGCCGTGGTGTGGGAAGTTAAAGCGTTCTCGTTCATTCCCTGAGACATACGAGAAACACCCGCTCTGGATTCCCTTACCCCGTCCAGATATTCGAGCATCTGGAAGGAGTAAGGTTCCAGTGGGGGAGTGACGAGGGGCGTTACAGCGTTGGGGGATTTAACTCGCACTACTCCACCCGGACGTTGGGTGAGTAGATCGTCGAGATTCGCTTGCCCCTCTAATACAGCATATCGTCCAAAGTTCTGGTTGTACATATTGTCCATGAGATTACGCATAAGCGTGGATTTCATCAACTGTAAGTCCATCACTAAATCAGCCATAGACAGACCAAAGAATTTATGCGGAATCTTAACCGGCGTAATAGAAACAAATGGAATTTTATCTATTTCATCATTAGCTAGGACTGTAGAGCCTACAGTGCAAACCTTTCTTAATTCGGTAATACCATCACCATCAAAATCTGTTTTAAGGTATGATTCATGTAGCCAGTAAGTTCTTAGACCTTCCTCATCTGGCATACCTTCATCACCCCAGCCTTCCCAGTATTTGGATGATTTGTCAAAAGCAAATCTTTCAAGCCTCTCACCGGAGAAAGCCATCAGATCATCATCTCCTGCGCCCAACTCATCCACATCTAAATCTTGGTCTGGGTACATCTCTCTTAATTCTGAGAGAGTTTTTAAGACTCGATGACAGACAAACCTTGCGTCCTGTATATTCTTTGATTCTCTTGCAATGAGAAATTCAGAAGGCGGAATATTTTCAATCTTGATCCTTCCGTTGTAATTGGTTCTTGTAATTACAACGTGATGCCCTTCTGTGGATATATCACCATATGCACCTCCTGAAGCCTCTCCGGGTGGGGTATGTTCTACAACCTCTACTCCGGGGTCGTTAATCAGAACGGCAAGCTCGTCTTCAGTTAGGTTCTTGTATTCTTCTCTTTGGGAATCATCTGTCTCATCCCACCATACTTTGACTATACCATTCTTGCTTAAAAGAGCATCAGTAAACCACGAGTACAAAATTTCCCAGCCCGGATTGTCCTTAGTAAAAACGTAGTTCACATAGTCTGTGGCTTGGTCAGCCATCTTTACATCTTCAGGGCCGTGAGGAGTGAATTTAACCATTTCATCTCCAGAGGCGAACACCCTCATAAGAGAGGGCTTAATCCACTCAATGGTATCTTGAACGGTGGAATCTACATACTGACTCCTACCATCTACTTCATTACCGAATGGAAGACCATAGTAATATTTCATGGCTTCCTCTCTCTGCTGGGAGATTGTATCTCCCATGTAACCTAGAGAAGAAGTTATTTCACCACGAATTCGCGTTACTAATTCTTCTTCAGTAATTTTTTCTTTAGCCATTAAATGATTCCATAATTTCTATACTCGACTTCATTTGTCCACGCTGGATCATGCCCTGCTACTGCAAAGCGTTGTGATTGAAAGGCGTACCTTGTCGCTGACATGAGGTCATCTCTGAGAGGAACCACCTTATTGTCCTTCCTGTGGTACATTCTGAACTCTTCAAACCAGTCAGAAAGTGTCGAAAATACCTTAAATTTACCCCCTTCTATGGCCTGTAACATGGCCATTAAACCCTCTTCTATGGAGTTTGAACCCTTGTTATTACCCAATGCAGGGGGATTTGAGAAGTGTTCTAGGAGAAAGTTGCACCCCATGTTCCTATATTGGTCTGCTAGGCCCGGATTTCCCATAGAATCGCGCCTATTCCCGTCATGTGGGTAAGCAATCGGGATAAAACTGGGTCTGGTGCGTATCATCTCTGCATGGACTGTTGGAGAGGCTTTAGAAGCCCTATAACAATCATATATATAGAATATCTCCTCTTCTACGTCCATAGCACACCACACTACGGCTGTAGGGTGATCCCATCCAAAGTCTATTGCTGCAATCCTTGGAAAATGGTCTTCAATATGGAAGGGATCGACCATAATCTTCTCTTCTGAAAGTGGAAAGACCAATCCTGAACCGATAGAAGGTCTTCCGTACCTCCTCATTTCCCTCTCATGTGGGGAATATGAGGATAGAATCTGCTCCATGACAGATTCATTGAGATGCCCTCTATTGCCCTTCATTGAAAGAACCTTCTCTGAAGCGTCATCCCAAGTGGCGTTGTTTAATGATTGGCCTGATTTAAGGCTGTTCATAAAGGATGCCACTGTCTCTGTCATCCCTGCTTCTGGGGTAAAGGTCATATAAACCATACCCTTACGATCTAATGTTCGAGTGACGGCTTGACTATAAAGTTCTCTTGATGGTTCCTCGTCCAACCATATACAATCCACTGATCTTCCCTGCCACTTCTCTACTCCCATTTCATAGGCTTTGAAGAATAAAGAAGAGTTCCCCCCACTTACGTGCTTGATCAGGGCTACGCTCTTGGCGTTGGGAACACCGGGCTTTCGTTCTGTTTTTATT